GACGCAAAGAGCATTTTTTCGATGGCATCACTCGGGCCATCTCCTCCTGCCGAGTACCCCGCGGTGCCCGAGTTGGCGCATCCAGCCAGACTGTACCGGCCGCTGTCGAGACTGTCGGCGAGTCTCCTCGTCGACTCGTCAGCGAACGTAAGTTTGTCGATAGTGGCTGTTGTGCCACCCCACGACGTCAGCATTCCACCAACGAAATAGCCGCCGAGGCCGAAGACGTAAAGACTCTGACCGGCGACTGCGCCGAGGAGAAAAGACATCAGCCGATGTTGCCGATGAGGGTGAACGTGTCGGCGGCGATCTTCACCGCTGCGACGGTCGTGTACCGGTCGCCACAGGTCAGCGTTGAATCCTTGGAGTTGACCGACGCCCCGGTTCCGGCGGCAAAAGTGAGGGTGCCGCTTCCGTTGCGTTCGAAGTAGATGACCGTGCCGACAGGGAAGGCGACATCGGAGTCCTGCGGCAGCGTGACCGTGATGCCGGTGCCGTGCGTGGTCAGGATGTAGGCCCCGGCGTCGGTCAAGCCAGGCGTGCGGGTCGTCGACGAATCCGTGATGAGATTCAGGTAGGTGGTCGTCGTCCCGGTGACGGTCAAAGCGTCGGTGATGCTCACGTCGCCGTCGGCAACCTCGAGGGCGTTCTGCCCATCCGTGCCCGTGATGACCAGTTTCTCATCGCTGGCATCCCAGAGCATCAGGTCGCCTGAAGTTGCACTATGGAACGACACGTCAACCCCGGAGCCGGCCGACCCGAACGTGGTCGTTCCTGTGATCGTGTAGTTGCCGCTCGACACAGAAAACGTGTCGGTGTCCAGGAGCGGCGTCCAGCTCGAGCCATCATAAATCTGAAACTCGTTGGTGTCGTTCAACCAGCAGGTTTGCCCCTCGGTCGGCGACGTGATCGCAGCGTTGCGAGCCGAAGCATCGGCGAACCTCGAAACGGCCTGCTCCGCGAGCGAATTTTGCTGCGCGGCGGTGAGAATGTCCCCGGTCACCCAGTCGGCCTTGTAGGTCATGGTGTGTTCCTCCTAGTAGCCGAGGACGCCGGTCCCGAGCTTGTCTGTTCCGAGCACAAAGCCGTCAGCAATGGGCTCAGCGGTCATTAGCGTAGTGCGCCAACTTTGGGGCGTAATCTGGTGCTCGACACCCTGGACGACCAGTGAACGGGTGACGCGATTAGACCCTGGAGCTGTCCTCGTTACCTTGATCGGTGAGAAGAAATCGAGGTCCAGTCCGGCCTCGACGCGCGCCGTTACATCCTCGGACAGGTCGAGCGTGATGCTTTTCACCCTTATGTCGGCATCTTTGCGGGCCGCAACTATCGACAAAGCATGATCTTTGGCCTGCGTATCATCCTGCATTAGCATGTCGACTTTCTTGTACGACCGCAGGAAATAGTCCGTAATCGACGCCGCGTTCGACGCTGTCTGTGCGCTACCACCAGCTCGCGTGATCGACGCCGAGTTGATGAGCACCTGGTCATCCATCTCGAAGTCGATGCCCTGGTAATCGATGTTCGTTCCGTCGTCGTCGAACTCGGTCGGGGTGCCCTTCCCGGTTTTGATTGCGTTGTGGCGCGACATGAACCGCACGTCGCCGTCGGTGTCGATCCAGAAGCCGCCCATCTCGGCCGCGTTGACGGCCTGCATCGCCGCCAGGGCCGTGCGGGTCGTGCTGTCGTCGTCTACGAGCGTCGTGTTCCCGGTGTCGAGGTCGCGCACCGTGTTCGGCCAGGAGATGTCATCGAGGATGTCGTCGATGCGTGCGTCGCTCGTCTGGCCTGCGGAGGTGCCCGCTATGGAGTCGACCTCGGACAGGGTGAACGCCCTGAACGCATCCACGCAGGTCACGGTGATCAGTGACGCGGTGACGCCAGCTTTCCAGCGGTAGTCCCACTCTTGCGTGAATCCACTGAACAGGTATCGGTCTGCGCCGTTGTAGTTCGCGGCGATTCGCACCTGGAGCATCGGCTTCGGTGTGCCGTCGGTTCCGGCGTCGATGTCGAACGCGCCTGTCGTGTCGATCATGGTGAAGCTCGCCTGGCCTGCTTCGAACTTGTCGAGCACCCTGGTGCGGCCCCGCCGGATCGTGACGGTCTGCACCGCTGAGGTGATGTCGATCGGGTCGTTCGTGGACGTGCCGAACACGCCTGTGCCGAGGGTGGCGACCGCGGAGCCCAGCTCGAGGGTCGGCCCGAAGCTCGGCCCGCCGGCGTAGCGCAGCGTCACGGTGAGCGTCGGCGCTGGTGGCATCAGAGCACCAGCTGTTTACCGGATTGCTGCGACTTGAGTAGCCCCTGGCGAATGTTCTCGACGAGTTCGGCTTCGGTGGTGACCGACCCGGCGACGTTGACGACGACGCTCCCGCTTCCGGTGTTGTACGAAGCGCCCTGGACGAGCTGGTCGGGGAGGTTGCCCACGTCAGGGATCCATTGCATGCCCTTAGCGATCGAGCCGCCTGGGCGTGTCCTCGTCGTTTCGGCCCACTTGCCTGCCCGGTCGCCGATCATCTCGGCCATCCCGGCGACGTGCATCGCGGAGCTCGAGCCCGCTAGCGCCGTCGGGAAGCCCTGCGCGGCGGCTGTCGTGGCCTGGCGCAGCGAGGACGTGCGACGGTTCGAGGTTTTCTTGCCGCCGCCGTCGAACGGGTTCATCCACCCAGGCACCCAGTCCGGTATCAGATTCTTGAAGGCGTCGCCAACGGCCGAGGCTGCGCCCTTGATTGCCGAGATGAAGCCGTCGAGTAGCCAACCGCCGAGGTTCTTGCCTGCCTGGAGGAGGTCTTTGCCGACAGCGGCGAGGAGCTCCACGATCTTGCCGGGTATGGCGGCGACGAGGTTGATGATCTTGCCGACCAGGTGGACGGCGAAGTCGGAGACGATGAGGGCGAACTTTCCGATAAGCGGCTTCGCAGCGTCGAGGATTTTCATGGGGAGCTTGATGAACAGGTCGATGATGAGGCCGACCGTGTTGACGACGAGGTCTTTGAAGTGCTTCCACACGTCGGCCATGTCGCCGCGGAAGATGGCCTGGATGAGGCCGACCACGTCTTTGATTACGTCCCACAGGGACCTGAAGACGACCATCCACGCTTTCACCGCGGCTTCGATGATCGGCGAGATGTACGTCTTGAAAAACTCGGCGAACTCTCGGATGCGGTCGGATACCTGGCCGATGATGACGCGCACCTCGGCCATCGCCGTTTCCATGAACGCCTGGAACGCCTGGAACCGCTCCGAGGCGGTGAAGTCCTTGAACCAGCGGACAACGTCCTCGGCTATCGGCCCGACCGAGTCCATTGCCCGAACGATCACGTCGAACGCCTTTGTGATCGCCGGGGCGAGGGCCACGACGAGGCGGTTCTTCAACAGCGTGAACTTTTCCTGCATCGTTTCGGTCTGCTTCGCTGCGACGTTGATGCGGTCGCCGCCGCCCTCGATCAAATGGAAGTAGTCGTCGAGCTCGAAGCGGCCCTCCCGGATCGCTGCGGCCATGTCCGGGCCTGCGCGGGCACCGAAGAGCTCCAGGGCGAGGCTGTTGGCCTCAGACGCCGTTCCAGCGTTCTTGATCGCCTCGGTGGTCCGCTGAAACGTCTCGATGGCGGGTTCACCCTGTCGGGCCATCTTGCCGAGCGCCTGGCGAAGCGACCCGAGGACCAGTTCGGCGTTCACGCCCTCCTTCTCGAACTTGCCGATGAGTAGCGCCGACTGTTCGAAGTCGAAGCCGATCTGGCGCATCGGTGCGCCATAATTGACGAGCTGGTCCGACAGGGACGCGAACTCGATGCCGGTGGCCTGGGCGACCGAGAACAGGAAGTCGGCTGCGCCGCCGGCGGTGCCGGCCATGTCGCCCCAGTCGCCGAGCACCCTGGTAACAGACGAGATGTTGCCCTGCAGGTCCGACCCGGTGATGCGCGACAGGTTCAGCATCTGCTCGGAGAAGTCCTCGAGCTCGTGGCCGGTCAGCCCGAGGCGGGTGTTGATGTCGGCGACAGCGTTCGAGATTGCTTCGAAGTCCGCTGGAACCTTCGTCGCGAGGTTCCTGGTGGACTCGACGAGGGCCTCGAGGGCGTCGCCGGTCGCACCGGTACCCACCCGCAGCGTGCGTTCCACCTTTTCGAACTCGGAGCCGAGCTTGAATACCGCTGCGGCTCCGGCGATTCCGAGGCCGCCGATTGCGGCCCCGGCGATCTTCATCGACTTGCCGACCTTGTCGGAGAACTTGCCGACGTTCTTCTCGGCCCCGTCGAGGGTCTTCTTCAGCTTCTTCGCGTCGCCCAGGACGGCGACGTTGATGATCGACGACTTCTTGGCCATTACCCGAGGCCGTTCTTCTTGATGAGGTCAGCCATGCCGTCGGTGTAGGCGTCCATGACCTCGTCGCGGCGGGCGTCGAGGGCGTCGTACAGGAACGGCCGAGGGAGGATTCCCCTGGCAGGCCACCCGAAGTGAATCACCCCGGCGTAGGGCACCTTCTTGAATCCGGCTTTTACCGAGGCCCTGGTCTGTGCCCCGGCGGCCCGCACCGTTTCCCGAAGCGCCCCGGAACGCGACGGCACCTTCGTCACGGCCGCCCTGGCGACAATCTCGGCGACCTCGAGGTTCACGTCCTTCAGCCCGGCCTTGGCTTCATCGCCGACAGTCTTCAGCGCCTTCCGCAGCTCCCTAGCGCCCTCGACGCTTACCTGCCTGCCTGCCACGCTCCTGGTCCTTCATCCGTTCGTTGTGCGCCGCCCTGAGTGCTTTGACGAGCTCCGGCGGTGCATCCACCAGGGCTGTTATCGGCTGACCAGTCGCCAGGGCGAGCTCGGCGATGTGGTAGGTCAGGCCGTGTCGGCTAAAGGGACATCTTCGTTCTCCAGATCCAGGTCGACGAGGTTGTCGACGAACTTGTCGAACGGCGGCACCGCCCGCCCTTCCTTGCGTGAGCCCTCCCAGGCGAGCCACGCGAGGTGCTCGAGGGATGGTTCGTTGAACGCCGTCGAGACAGGCATCTTGTACTGCCTCTCGAACTTGATGAACGTCCCGAGCTTGGGACGGACCTGCCACTTTTCTCCGTCCTCGAGCTCGACGGTCAGCGTCAGGTCGATCATCAGCTGGTCGCTGTTGTTACTACCCCGCTGAATGGCCAGGTAACCGAGATGGTCGCCAGGTCGCCGACAGCGTGGTCGACGAATGGCACCTCGGTAACCAAACAGGACACCGACTTGGACGGGTTCGTCGCAGCGACGGGGTCTGTCGTCGGAACCACCAGGACGGTGGTTGTCGTGCCGAGCAGCGGGTTGAGCGTCGCGTAGACCTCGCTTGAAGCAAAGTCGGAGTGGAACTCGATGGTGGCTGAGCCGTCCTTGAGGCCGCCGATCCGGGTGATATTCGCATCTGACATGGCGGTTGTGTCGAGCTCTGCAGCTGTTTCGGTGAAGCTGATCTGCGCGATGTGGTCGCTCAAATCGACTGAGTTGATGGTAACGCTCGCGTCGTTACCCATATAGACGGCCATGTTTTATTCCTCCGTTTTCGTGGACTTTGGGCCGGTATCCGCAAGGTGGCCGCCTTCGACAAGTGCGTCGACGGCGTAGTCCTCGAGGTCTTTTTCGGTGAGAGAACCGCCTGGTTCAACACCTGCGACTTTGTGGTTTCCAACGACTTTGTATTTGCTCATCTGGCGTACACCTCCACGGTGAATCGTGCTCCTGAATATTCGGTGTCGGCGACCAGGATTCGGCCGTAGTCAAGGCACCTGGCGACCTGACACGTCGACGCAGCACCACCCAGGACCTTGTTTCCCTCGATGGCCGTTTCGACCGATCCCGCGCCCGAGATCACTGCGTCGATCCTGTCCTGGGCGGCGTTTGGTTCCCAGTGCTGCACCAGGACGACAAC